GTCAGATTGTCCTTGTATGGCCCGTTGAGAGTATTTATTGCGCAAGAAGTTGCGTATATCATCAATAGGCATATTATCAGGAAATTGAGCCTTTCCGACTCCTTTAATATCAACAACAGGCATTAAACAAAATCTCCCACTACTGGATCAAACACCATCATATTATCCTGCATGGCTGCGTTTAAGTCTTGCCCTGCTTTTAATTCTAGCTCAGTTAGTTTAAGTGCTAAATCTTCTAGTTGCTTTTGCTTATCTGCTTGTAATTTTGCTTGGTCTTTAGTGTTTTGAGACTCCAACTTGGCAGCATCTAAACTTAACTTACCTTGAGCAATAGCTATATCACCTTCACGCTTAACTAACTCAGCTTCAGCTAATGGGTTATCTGCCGCCTGTTGCAGTATTTGCGCTTGCTCTTGGAGTTGCAGGACCATCATGTTTAATTGTTCGTTTTGCGCCTTAAGCAATTCGTCTGGTTCCTCAGGGTTGTTAAATAAGCCCTCGCTTTGATTAATACCAATACCATCTATTAAGCCAGTAAGGTTTTTGTAAATACCAACCTCATCAGTAAGCACTGAACCTGTAGCCTTTAACTGTTGCTGTATCTGGTAGATACCTTGCCTAGCTGCTACTAGTTTTTCATTATCGCCAGCACCTAAGCCAACGTTACTTTCTATATGGTGATTGTACTTCCATGATTTAGGGTTAACCGCTAAAGCCTTGCCTAATACTCTAAACTCTGTTTGTGTATCTTGGTAACGCGATACCAACCAAGCGATACCTTCATATAGTTTACGAAAGCCTGTTTCTGCGTAGTTACGAGCTATCAATTCAATCTTAGCTGTACCAGCCTCTTGAACACCGTTAAAGCGTGTAGCTGTTTCTTTCTCTATTGCGTCAGCGTCTAAGCCTTGGGAGGCAAGCAAAGTACCAGATGTTTGCGCCCTTGCTTGATCTACATATTGAATTACTTGTAATGTACGGTCGCCAATATAAGGGATCTGCAAAGGAAATACCGCTTGCTGTGGTAATACTTGAGAATCTTCATCTAGCCTAACAATGCCGTTTGTTCTAACTGTTAACATATCATCTAAGTCAACATCACCATGAACAACGTTACGCGGATTATTGACCATGTAAATATTGTCATTCATGCCACGAACTAAAGCAGTCTTTTGTAACTGTGTTTGATATGTAATCTCCGCACGACTACGACCAATAGCTTTGTGAGGCATTAGTATTGCTGATAAAGAAGCATAGGGTACATGATTAAAGTATTCGTTAATAAGAACAACATTACCGCTAACCATGATATGCCTACGCTCTGCAATACCATCGCCATCAAAATCAATTTTAATGTATAGGTCTGATATTTCTACGTACTCGCTGGCCCATTCAGAAATTGTGCTTTCTGTGATTTCTCCACCTTGATCTTGGTTGCGTATAGATGCAATATTGGATTCCTGTACCGCTTTATCGCTAACAGTTGGAAGCTGTCCAATTAATTCTCTATCGAATCCATCAGCTAATAATTCTGAACGAGTCTTTCTAACTCTATCGCCAACCATTTCAGCAGTTTCTAAGCTCTCAGCGTTGCGAGTAATCAAAAAACTTTCCGGCGGTATGTTAATAATACATACTTTTTTCTTTTCAGTGGTTACGCGAAATTTAATGTCGAATGTTTGATCTAACTCATTCTCGTTTTGCTCTGCAATATCTACTTTTACTTTATCTACAGTAGAGCCTATTAAGCTATCACGTATTGCTGCTAACTCTTCAGAATTTACACCTGTGTACTCAACAACCTCAACATCTTTTTGTTCTTCAATGAAGTACTTAACAACACCGTTCTTTTGAATCTCAGCATCTTTAAGCCAGTTATGAATTATTTGGAAGCTTTCAGGTTGGTTTCGTACAATCCAGTTGACATACTTTGTCTTTTCTTCTGCTTCTGCAATCTCTACTTCGTTATCAGTATTAGGCTGAAAAGTAATTATATCGCCTGAACCTAAAAACACTCTAGCTAGGCTAGGCATATCAGCCTCAACCACGTCAGCTATATCTGTTGACACCACGCTTGATTGATTAGGTACTGCGGCAAAGTCTCCGCTTTTATCACCAAAGTAAGCCTCTAAATATTTAGTATTATCACGCATCAAGTCGCCGCTGTAGATAGCGGCTTGTTGTTCTGCCTGACTAACTAGGCTTAGTAATTCATGTTCAGTCATCTTTGCCATTGTCGAGCCTTGTATTTGTTTTGTTTATTTTACCATTGTTTCACAGTAAAGCATAATTAAGCATTTGACTAACGAAAGCCATTGAACTACGATACATAAACAACTTAACCACGAGAGACAGTATGAACGAAGCAACAAGGCAATTAAGGAAAAAGGGTTACACTGTAAACGAGTTCCTATTAGTTATAAATAGAAAGCTCACCTGGTGGAATACACATAAACACGCAAAGGCTAAAGATAACGCGCTCCTTATGCTGTCAATCAAAGGGATAAATGAAAAATGAAAAAATTGAGAAACTTTAAGTGTTCAACTGGCAATGTATTTGAGCGGTTTGTTATTGACTCTATAACCGCAGTTAAATGTAATTGCGGAGAAGAGGCAGTTAAAACTTTATCATCACCTAAAGTAATAGGAAATACAACAGGTCGATCCCCTTCGTTTAGTAACATTAAAAAACCCTAGACTTACCATAATTCAACTTTCTTTTAGTCTTGTCTTGTCGTACTGGCTCAGCAAATGTCAGCGCGGCAGCGTCACCATAATCAGGGCTAAAGCCGTACTTCTCTTTTATTCTATCTTTGCGCCACAATACTTTTCTATCTTTATTATCATAACTGTACGGACTAGCACATAAGTCAGCTTGCATTTCATCATCATCAGGTATCATTACAGGTAGAGATTCATCAACTAACCATGTCGCTAACTCTTGCCATATTTCGTTACGTTTATTCGTGTACTTTTCAGGATTTAAAGGAGTTGATCCAAAATGAACAGCTTTTACCCGCTTTTTATAACCAAGCTCGTGAAGTCTATCAACAATATCAGCGCCCGCACCGTAATCTATAAACATCATATCAGGCACTTTTTTAGCAACCTTGCACTCTGTATCTAATATCTTTTTACATATAGCCACGTTCTTTCCTAGTGCGTTACACTGCTCGCCAATATAAGACTCCATACCGAACATTCTGCGCCCATGCCTGCGAACAATAGCAAACCTGTCACCGCCACGACTTGGGTCAACACCGACAACTAAAGCGCCACTACCTGTTACGAACTCTTTTCTTGCTTTCATGCAATGGTTAGAGGTTATCAGTCCATCACCACCTGACACTTGAAAGGCTTCAGCAGCATTCATTGGGTATTCTTGTTTAAATGCCCTGTTGCCATCAACGCCATCAGTGGTTAATTCTGCCACCTTCATTCTACGCCAGAATAATTGATTGTCATCTAGCTTGTATTGCTTGGCTAATACATCCTCATCTTCTGTTGTGGTGAACCCTTCAGGTAATTCTTTTCTGTATTCTGGCTGCCAAAACCAAGGAACAAATATAGCTTGGAATTCACTCAACCCTTTTTCTGCTAACTTCCACTGCTCATGAAAGAAGTTACCAACTCCGTTAGCTGTGCTTTCCCATATGACTTCTGTCCCTGTTGCGTCTGGTACTGCTTGCATGATTCCTTTAGTGTGCTCACTAGCATTCATCCAAAAGGCAACCTCTGAGCCATGAAAGTATTGGATAGTTTGGCCTCGACCTACAGCTTTATTTCCTGCCGTGCCTATCTTATAGCCTGAGTCTAATAACTCGAAGTGTAATTCTTTGGCGTTTGCCTTGCTTGTTACTGGCTTAACTTGTGGTGGAAGGTTGTTATAAAAGCGATCTGTCATTTCAAATAATGCGTTAGTTGACTCCCCATCATGTGTAAGTATAAAGGCTCTTGTACCTTTGATGTGTGTTGTCTTTTGCATGAACCTGCCACCAACTTGAGTTGATACCCCTTGTTGGCGACCTTTTAATACTATAGCTCTAACCTTGCCCGTATCTTCTATTTGCTGCTCAAGGCGTGAGTGTATATATTGTTGCGCGTCATTAAGAATAAACGGCTTCATACCTTCGTGCTTAGTTCGTATTTTTAAGCAGTTTCTAGCGTAGAATTCAAAGTCATCTTTTAGTCGTAATCTTTTATCACTCAAGAGATTCTAACCATTGCTCATGTGTTACTTCGACATTAGTTTGTGCAACCTCTGATTTATCTTTCCAATCAAAGTTGTTTTTAAGGTTGAATATAAGCCCAGTTACATTGTTTCCATAGAGCTTTTTCTCTAAGTGAGATTCAATTCTAGCCCTTGCCTTTCTTATAGTGGGGAAATACTCTTCTTTGTTTGAGTAGTTTGTTATGGTCTTCCTATCTACACCAAGGAATAACGCCAACCCTGACATGGTAGGCGCATATATCTTTTCCACCG